GGCCTTCTCGTGGACCTCCCAGCCGATGGACCCGCGGTCCGGATCGTCGCCGGCTGTGGTCAGCACGATGTAGGTGGGCTGCCGCCGGCCGGAGCCGGAACCAAAGGTCATAACATCCCACAGATCCCGGTTGGGCTGGGCGTGCAGCTCATCAAAGATAACGCAGCTGGGTTTGTATCCGTGCTTGCTGTATGCCTCCGAGCTGAGCACCTGCAGCCGCCCGACCACCTTCCACTGCGCTCCGCCGTTGCCGGTGTGGATCCTCTGCCGATAGATGATCTTCCGCTGGCTGGCTACGATCTTCAGCTCGCCGCGGGCGACCATCTTCGCCAGCCAGGGTGCGTTCTCGACCATAAACAACGCTCCGTTGAAGACGATGGAGGCGTTGTCCTTATCGGCAGCGCAGACATAGACCTCCGCGTTCACCTCTCCATCGGCAATCAGATGATAGAGCCCCAGCGCGGCCGCCAGCTCCGACTTCCCGTTTTTCTTCGGGATTTCCAGATAGAGGTACCAGTATTTCCGGATACGATCGCCGGTGTCGGTGTCCTCATCCAGGGTGCCGTAGTAGTCGTGGATCGCGGCGGTCTGCCATGGATATAGGCAAAAAGGCCGGCCCGTGTCCGTTGTGGGCAGCCGCTCCACAAACGCTTGGACAAAGTCACCGGAAGCCTTGTCGTAAACACTCATCCGCCCATCGCCCGCCGCTGGCGATCATGGAGTATCGCCGTAAACTCATCCTCTGTATCATCGCCCTGGGCGGACGCCGCTGTGACGAGCGCTGCCGGCACCACGATCCGGCAGCGGGAAGTGACACTGAGGCCCATCGCCTCGGCGCACTGGCGGGCCTGTTTGAAGTAGGTGCCCTGGATGCCGGCCCAGGTCTTGGCATCATCGGCATCCTTGGTGCGGATCGCCTTCGCTGCTTGCTTCTCGGCCTTAATCCAGCCGTCCCGGCAGACAAAATACTGCGCCAGGACATCCCGGTCGAGATCCGAGAAAAGCCCGGCCTGATTCAGGATGCCAGCGATATCGAAATACTCCGCGTGGTGCTTCTTCGCCAACCACTTGGGTGGTGTCAACGCCTCGGCGGGCGGCACATGGACCTCGCGGTCCCGTCGGTCGTCTTCCTCCGCGCGGCTCAGATGTTTCCGGCCGTTGGCAACGATCACATCTGTCGGTTGTCTTTTGCCGGCCATGTGCTCAGCTCCTTTCTGTGTTCCGGCACATCACCCAGCGCCCGAGTGGCGCCGGGTAAAGGGAAAATGAGGAGAGTGCCAGCCCTGCCCAGGGGCTGGGCGATGTGTCGGAAAGATGTGCCCGAATCGGGCACCTGGATCCCCCACTGTCCCGGATGCTCAAACATCCGGGATTGCGTGAGGAGGAAACTCACATGATAGACGCAGCAAGCGCCCGGGACAAAGGGGGATCCTCATGGTCACGACAAGCTGGCCGCAATGGCGTCCCACTCGCAGGTCACCAGCTGGTCTGCGGCAAAGCCCTTGTAGAGCGCCAGATCTTCCGGATCCATAGACTCGACAAGCAGACACGGGACGCGCTCCCAGCCCAGGGAGCAGGCGGCCAGCATCTGCTCGCAGCCGCTCACGATCTGTCCGGCCTTGGTGACCAGGACCGGGACCAAAAAACCGTACTCGGAAATCAGATCCCGCAGCTGATCCAGGCAGCCGACTGCCGGCAGTCGGTTCTGCTGCCCCAGTAGCTCCAGGACAAATCGCTGCTCGCTCTGGTATGTATGCATTTTCGGACCTCCTTCCTGTTTTCGCCGTGGGGAAATTTTTTCGCGTGAAGGAGGGCTGGCGGTATTTTATCGCTGCCCTCAAAACTTTTTTGGGGTGGGGGCGGGTCTGCAAAGATTCGCGCGCAGGCGCAGACCATGCGAGCGCGCCCAAGCGTTTCGCAAATTTTCGGCAACCCGCCCTGTCAAAACCTGCGATTTTTCCGCATGTCTGCGAGCGTCTTCCGGCTGTGACAGGAGTGACAAAGGCTCTGCAGGTTGCTCCGGTCCGTGAACAATCCCCAGTCTCCCTTGTGGTCACGGATATGGTCCACATCTGTCGCACGGACGCGCCTGCCCTGCCTGGCACACTCCCGGCACCACGGCTCGGCCAGCAGCTGCTCGCTGCGCAGGGACTTCCAGGCGGCGGTGCGGTACATCCAGCGCCAGGCCTTGGACTCCTCGCCCCTGTCTGCCGGTGCCGGCCTGTGCTCCGCGCAGTAACCGTCCGGCACCAGGCGCGTGCAGCCTGGGTGTCGGCAAGGCCGCAGTGGTTTACTCGGCATGATCCGCCCTCCTCGGCAAAACAAAAAGCCGGAGCCAATGATTTCGCATCTCTGCGATCATTGGCTCCGGCTCTCAAAGCACTGGCCCAGTTCGATATCGATTCTGCCCTCCCACTTGCAGCTGCGGCAGAAGGCCGCGATCCGGTGGGCGGTGGCGTCGGGTGGGATTTTCATCACCTGTTTGTTCACCCGACAGCGAGGGCAGACCAAAAAGCCATTCCTCACTGTCAACATTTTACCATGTTCTGTAGTTTCTCGCAACTTTTTCTCCCCCTTTTCCCTAAAAATAATATAGTTATCAAGGCTGAAAAAAATATATTAAAAAGTAAATAAGTCTTAACGGCGTCTGCGGCGAGCTGCGGCAGCGCGCTGGCGCTCCCAGCCCGGGGCCAGATAACGTATATAGTGATAGCTGGCATAGTCGGTGCGCTCATGAGCATCCGTAAAAACCAGTGAGCCGCGAGGCGCCTGGATCACCGTGTCGGCGTCCACCCAGTAGGATTCCACTTCCGGCTTTGCGGCGCCGCGTGTGTAGCTCCACTGCCGCTGCCCCACCCGGTCCGGTTTTTCCTTACACATGTAACGGGCAAGGGACAGATAGTTTTTCTGCCGGTCCAGGCGGAGCGGTTTGATGTCCACCTTACCATGCGGCCAGCAGGATTGGATGTCCGCAAAGTCTGCACCGGTGGAGTTGATGACAGCGTGATGGTGCCATCGTCCGTCGCCGTGCTTGTGTTCCGTGTTCCAAAACATGACCAGCCGCCGTTTCCCTTTCCGGGTGCGCACCTTGTTGAGGGCCGCCCGGAATCGCTTGAGCCTCTGCTCACAACCGGACCGTTCTGCGGGCAGGTGGTCGTCGTCATAGGTCAGCGTCACCACCAGATCCCCGCGGCGGAAGTTGGCAGCCAGCATCAGCTCCAGTTTCTCATAGCTATACTTTGCGTTCATCCGCTTCTGCGCCTCTGAGGAGGCGCGGCGCTTGGATGCCCGGGCCGCACCGGTGTCGCATACGGTGGGCGGCGTGTAGAGGACTTTCTTTACCAGCGATCCCGCCACGATCACCTTCAAACGTTTTTTTGCCAACGGCCTGCTCCTTTCAAGCGACCGTTGGCCTTGCGCCCTTCGTCCTATGGACGGCGCCCACATGGAGCGCCGTCCCCACTATTTGATGCGTTTTAATCCATTCTGCCGATTCCGGCGAGACGCCTCGCCCTTTCGGCGGGCCTCATTGGAGAGGATCCGCGCCGTGACCTTGCCGAGCTGCGCGGCCTGCGCCGTGAGCTGCATCGTCACGGCTGCGCTCTCACTCAGACTGGAGAGAGCATCGGCGGCAGCGTCCAGATCATCCGCCAGCCCGACCGGCACGTCGATCTCATTGGCCGAGGCCCAGTCCGATGCCGCCCGAAGGCGGACAATCAAATTCTTAAACATGGTCCCGCCGGATCAATGCGCCCGCATACTGCGGGGTCAGCCAGATGTCGCTGATCCGGACCCGGCGATCCAGCGACGGCGAGTAGGCGCCACACAGCGCCAGGATCAAGATGTTAATTGCTCGTTTCATTTTCTGTTCTCCTCTCGTATGCCGTGCAGGCGTAGATGTTATGGACGGCCGCTTTGTTGTGCTCACATTCAAAGCAATCAATACAATAGCCTTTTTTGCAATCGCTGTACTTTGCGTTGCGAGCGCAGTCCCAGCATTTGCAGGTCTTGATACTATACGGACACGACACTGACTTACTCATTATCTGCGACCTCCTCCACTAAGACAATTCAAGTTCTCATTGCCCACTCGCTGGTCACCGCTCGTCTCGTAGATATACGCCTTGAACGGCGTCTCCAGCTTCGGGCGCGTCTTCCGCACCTCCACGGTCTTTTTCCCGCCGGCAATCAGTGCGCACCACTCCGGGCGAATGCTGAGCAACACAGCGCATCCTTTACGCGTCGCCATCACTTCGTCGCCTTCCTTTTCAGTGCCGTCTCGGCCCCCTCGCGGGTGATATGGATAGATTTGCCGATGGCGCTCTCGTCAAAGGCGACAGTTCCCGCATCAAATATCAGCCGGTGCACTGTGAGCTCATAAACTCTCACGCCATCCGTCTGATACACCGTGTCCCCCACCTTGCACGGCAGTACCAGCAGGCGGCCTTCTTCATCGGCCCG